TGCACAGCACCGGCAATCATCTTTTTGTCTTGCGCTAAATCTTTCTTATCCATTATGGACTCCTAAGAAACGGTGACTGAATTAACAGCCCCAACTCCAATCAAATCATTTGGCGTAAGTCCTGTATCGAACCACCGCGCCCCACCAACAGGATACCAGCCCCATTGTATAACTCGACTGCCACCTAATGGAACCCCATTCTCATCTTGGCTTGAATCATTATTGACAGGCTCAATTCTTAACCCATTAACACCCGATTGATAATACGAGTTGGAATCAACTCTGGGGTTACGTATAGCTTGCGGGTCATAAACCGGATACATACCAAGCTGGAGCTGCGGCTGGTCGGGTTCCCAACACTCAGGACAGACAAGAATATTAACGTTCTTGGTTTTGATGACGAGGGATTTAAGTTGTTTCAGCTTAAAGCGAAAGTTACACCTATCGCATTGCGCGATGGCATATTTACCCGCTGCAAACTGATTGGGCATTAGAAGCTCCCGGTATTACCCAGATACATCCTACGAGGCACAAACCGAACTGCTGCCTTTTCACGATCCTCACCAGCAGCGAAGTTCCACTGCTCTTCATAAGCAGCTTTAAGCATCTGAAGCCGCTCTAACCCTTCAGGAATTTTTTGTGCGATGTAGTACGCCAACCCTGCTGTGATGCAAGGCAGAAATCTAAACGGCATATCTTGAGTTTGAATCCCATCGCCAGCGTTCTGAACGCGGCGCATCCGCCAGTAGACTACTTGATAATAGGGCGCGGCTTCGGTACCTTGGTCAGGTACGGGCCAAACTGTGAATTGGGGGTAGGCTGTTGCAGATGGAGAATAGCTGCTGGTGGCGGGGTAGGTCGCTCCAGAGTTGCGGCTGATGTAAATCTGTATCGGTCGTGCTTGAGAAAGTTTGTTTGGGATTGTGGCGTAGGTGGAGACACTAATCCGGGTAAGTGTGAGGTCAGCTTGCGTAGAGGCATTCCCAGCTCCCGTTCTTATAACGTGCTCAAGCAAGTCAATGGTGTCGTTCGGTAAATCGTACGTCGCAGTGCCCTGTACCAAATTCTTCGTGCCCTGCTCAATCGTCCACATATTGATGCCACGATTTGCCCACTCAATAGTTAGCAGGTTCATCGAACGACGTGCAGTACGCAAGTCGTAACCCGAGCGCATCTCCCGACCAGCCCTCTCAAAGGCTTCTTCGGCTATATCCGTAAACTCAAGATTAAAGTCGGTTGAACCGCTAGTGGTCATCTAAATCTCGCAGTCTTAGCGGCAATTTTTGCCGGTTGTTTAACAAACTGCTTACCTGCGCTTTTTCCAGCTCGTTTTGCCTTTGTCGTTGCAGCGTATTCTGAAGGTGTAAGAGACTTAATTGCCGCCTCCGGGAGGTATCGTTCGCCAGTTTTGCTAGACGGTTTACCACTTTTTGTCCGCCATTTCTGATCCCCCCAAGCCTTCAAACTCTGCTGCGGCGCTTTCAATCTCGGTAACCCCCACCTGCGGCTTTGTACTTCTTAGCTACAAGCTGTGCCTTCCTCGCGGACCATTGCCCTGCGCCTGTGCCATGTGTGGCTGCGGCTTTGACTTGAGAAACGATGCGTTTCCGAAGTTCAGGTTTAGTGTAGTTACCCGCAGCATTCACCTTGCCACCTTCAGCGTACTGAGTGAAATCAGTATCATCTCGCCTCGCTTTACGCTTGGCAGTAGGCATTTTGGAGGGGGCTATAGCCCCCATACCGCGAGACGCCATCATCTCAGCAAGCCTTACCGCCGTAGGCCATTTTCTTAACTTTACCGCCACCAGCCATCTTGATTTGCGTACCTTTGGTTTTACCCTTGACGGCAACACCATCACGACTAGGAGCTGCGGTCTTCACTGCACCCATTTTTGTGGGGGCTACGCCACCACCTTTAGCCATCTTTTTCATACCAGTAAACTCCTTACCAACAGATTGAGGGACACCTACTTTTTTAGCAAACTTCGGGTTGTGAGCCACCGCTTGCATGAACTTCTCTTGCTTTGCGCTAACTGCTGGCATTACTGTTTCCCTTTAGCAAGCGCATCAATCTTAGCTTCAAGCCTTTCAAAACCTGAATCAAACCGCTCCATGATCTTTTCAAGATCCGCACGAACTTCCGCACGAGTAATGTGATCACGGGCAATTTCTTCACGGGTACGGTTTAGCAGAATTTGAATCCGCTTTTGTTCATCTGAAGATTGTTTCAGCATGAACATTACCAAACCCACTAAAAACGACGTGATTAGGTTCCAAACCAGAGCGCCTGTTTCCATGACTTAACACTTCCAAGCCCTTAACGATTTGTTGATGCGGCTGTTAGGGTCGTTGGCTGTTTTAGCACTCGTAAGTTTCTTCTTCATGCCTGACATCCGAGCACAGAATGACTTTTTACGGGCACCGCCCTCTGGCTGTGGGGGTTTGAGTCCGGGTTTCCCCGGATTCGCTGCGTTATAAGAAGCTCTGCCTTTGGCGTTGAGTCCGCCTTTTTCAGATTTACCTTCTTTCCTCTGCCACGCCGGAGATTTAGCCATAAAACACCGTCACTTTTGCATTTGACAGGGTTGCGTACGCGCTAGTGAAACAGCGTACACCTTCGGCAGGGATAATAACGTTGAAGGTTTCTCCGCCAGCGATTGTGTTGATGGTAAACACCGTCGTACCGCCCGACCCACCATCTTTAACAACCACGCTACCGGCAGAAGCACCCGGTTCAACAACCAACCCACGTATGCGGGTTGGGTACGCGCTAATATCCCCAGAAGCTGCTAGTGAAACAGCCTTTACGTCCGTTTGCATCATGGCGATGCTCCTTCATTAGACGTTTTGCTGACCGAGGTATGGATCAGTGACGTAGTAGAAAATTTCACCCGTGATGTTACCGCCCGTGGGAGCGTCACCTGTCGTACCACCGCCAGTGATTTTGACCATCTGGGTAGCAGACATAATGGTGTTCAGATCATCCCCTGCGGTAGCAGAAGCGAAATTGATAACCAGCTTGCCTGTGGTAGCAACAGCAGCAGCAACAAGTCCGTTGTCGTCAGAAACTGTCGTATCAGAGTAGCCAATCCAGCCCATATCAAACGTGGGGGTCGTGCCACCTGTTGCAGCGCACAAAGCATTAATCTGGGTAACAACAGCACCAGCCGGGAGAATAACCGGGGCAGTGTTGGTAGAAGAAACTTGAACGGCTGCACTATTTGCAGATGCGCCAGAGATATAAAACTCGGCAACCATGAGAGGGGTGCCACAGTAAGCAGTGCGAGTCTGATCGCCACCGCCCGAACGCCAAATCGATTGGGTTGTTGAAACTGCCATGATAATTCCTTATGCACAAGTCGCTTGCTAATCGGTGCATCGTCTGCTGGGACAGTTTAGCAAGCTGGTTTCCCAGATAGCCTGTTTATATCAGGTTGTTGATGCGGGGTCAATAAGCCGATTGTATTTAGCTAAATTATCTTTTTGCGTTAAGACTTGAAGGTTCCAAGGTACATGCAAACCGCAGATATTTTCACCGTGAAGGGGGACTATATGATCTACCGCATGTCGTTCACCAGTAGCACGACTAAGTTCAATAGCTAGCCTGTACTTGAGCCGTATTTCCATTTTTTGAGTATCTGTCAACCATTTAGGTGTGGCATCCCTAAATCTCCTACGACGTAGGCTGGTCATTTCTTTATACATGTCAGGGTTGTTCACCTTATGAGTTTTTTTATATCTGCGTTTATCCTCATCTGGCCTTGCCTGTGCCCTCGCAATGACGTTTTCTTTATTTGCTTCGTAATACTTGCGCTTAGCTTGCTGCCCCGCTTCTGACTTGTTGTATTCGCGGAAGTATTCAGCCCTTGTTACGTTAGCTTTTTCCCACTCAACCTTTAGGCATTCAACACAAGAACCTTTTGTTTTGCGTGGGGCTATGTGCCCATGCTTGCATGGTTCGCCTGTGAAGTAATACTTAGCGCCAGTATCTTTGGCTTCTTGGCGGGTTTTGGGTAAGTTCGTGGTGTCCATTTCATCTCCTAGTTACGATACGGAGAATTATACCACGAGAATTACAAAAAGAAAAGCCGCCTTGCGGCGGCTCTTCCAAATCAAGATAACTACTTGATTTTATTAGGCTCCTTGCGAACCGTAGATACCTAACGGATCCGAGACCCCAAACGAGTACCGCTCTCTCGCCTTGTAGCGAACGTTCCCCGTGTCGAAATCGCCATCCATTGAATTTTGTAACGGTGTGCGTACAAAATGCTTCAGGCCGTTAGGAACATCGGTCGTCAGGAACCAAGCGTTGGTATCGGTCAAGAAGTGGTTAACCGTATAACCCTCGGGGATCGAGCCGTTGTTCTTCAGGGCGTTAATGTCGTTGTCGTTAGTACCGACACGGAGTTCGGTTTCCAACAGGCGAGTTGCCACGAACATCAAAGCAGGAGGAACGATAAGTTTGCGGGGTTTAGCAGCGATCAAAAGCCCACGTTCATCAGTCCACGCAGCGATCTGAATCACTGCATTTTCCAACGAAGTTTCGTTAAGATCCACGCCCGTAGCGGTCGTGTTGCTGTTAGTGCCACCAGAAACCAGCGGATGTGCTGTGGAGAACAGAGTCTGACCGTCACCGTAAGTTACGGTAGAAGCCCAACCGTTGTTCAGAACCGCAGCAGCTTTAACCTGCTTGGTATAAGCCATCGACCGTGCAAGTGCCTTGGTATAACGAGCCGACAAACTGTCGTACAGGTTATCTTCAATCGCTTCTTCAGTGATTGAGAAGCCATAAGCAATGGTCTCGTGCGTATAACGTGCGGTCCAAGCTTCCTGCGCGTTGTCATAAGCAATTGCGCTACCTTCGTTTTTAACCGGGGCAGCACTAAAGCCTGACAGCTTGGTTTCCTCTTCAAACGAGCGCTCGGAAGATTCAGTTTCGTAAATCTCTTTGTGCTCTTCGCCATACTTCGCATACTCCAAACCGAACAATGCGTTCAGGCCGGGGAGCAGCTCTTTCAATAGTTGTGCGCGTGAAATAGCCATTTATGTTCCCCTATTACAGTCCGGTTGGGTTGTAGTAGGCATGACCACCAAGGAAAGTAGAACCGCTAATGTTCGGTGCGTTGAACTTAACGATAGCTTCCGGGTAGTAGACAGTGCCACTATAGGTAAATGCCGTATCCGGCACCAGATCAACAATACGGATCGGCAACGAAGCCGTCACGTCTGCCGAACTCAACAAGATAGCCTGCTGAGAATCGTTGCTTGTGGTATTGAGGGTGTTAGCCACCAAAGCCACGTTGTTGTTGATGTTGCTATAAGTCAAACCAGAAGTTGTCGAAACAACTGTGGTGCCGGTAACTACGGCGACTTGGAACAACTGATCTGGATCTTCACAAACAAAGGCGGTAATAAAGGTGTTTGCCTTTACCGAAGTACCGCTGATCCATGCTTGCGAGAAGGTCGGTTGACCGGTTACAGACGAAACAAACTGACAGCCTAGAAAGACGCCAGCAAAGCCTGTTGCAGGTGCAGCCGTTGTCGAAGTCGAAACCGCGATGGTACCGTCGTTAACGAAAATAACGGGGTCACCAAAACCAATGCTAGAAGCACCGGATGCGATACGACGCTGACGAGTAGCACCGGCAAAGACCTGACCACCGATCAAATTGATCGGCTTTAGCCCATAAGGGGCTGAAACAGTCGGGTAAGCCATTTGGAATTACTCCTTGGATTGTTGATTACCGCGCCCAAATGAAACCGAGGTTTTACGCTCTGAAAACAGAGGCATCCGTGGATCATTCTCGCGCATGAAGTTGTTGTCTACAGAACGCATCTGTGCATCGGCCTGCTGCTGATAATAAGCATTCCGTTGGTCAACGAATTCTGTTGGGGTTTTACACAGCATCAAACCACCCACCACGATATTGTCCTTAAATCGGGCGTTATCGTTATCGAGATAACCAGAAATCTCAGGATGATCTTCAGCTCTGACAGGCTCCCAGCCTTCACGTAGCTTGGTTGAAACATTACGAGGGTCCGATTGGCCCATCATTGAAACGCGAATCCAACGATATTTATACCCAGGCTCAGGTGCAGGGTCAGGCAGTAACGTGGGGGGTGCCCAGCTACGAGGACGCTCAACTTTGTCACGGGTTGTTGCTTCACGATTTGAACGGGTATCTGCTAATTTATTCTCAGCCATTTGTCATTCCTTCCGCCACTTTCCGGGCATATAAATCAAGAGGTATCTTCAACTTCTTAGCTAGTGCAACCTGCGTCTGCGTCAACGTGATTTTTTTCGGGGCAACGTTTCTGCTTGCGGGGGCTACAACATTACTGCTCGTCCGTTTCGATTTCTCCTCTAACCCAGGGAAATTTTCGGGGAACTTCTCACGGATACGAGAATTTACTCGCTCGTAATATTCATCTGAAGTTGGATCAACTCCAGACTTAACTAGCTTCTCATGCAACCCCAAAGCAAAGCTAGTCATTTCCTCATCGTTCCCAAACCACTGATTTTGTTGCTGCCATGCAAGTGCTTTTGGGTCTGCCCGAGGCGTTTCTGGGGCGATTTGTGGTGTTATGTTTACAGGATTTTCGCGTTCTTGTAAAGGGGCGGGTTTGAAATTAGTAACACGCTCAAGTTTTAGTTTAGCAGTAGTTAATTCTTCCTGTGCTGCAAGAATAGCGTCGGCATCAAAAGATTCATAGGCTTCTTTATACTTCTTCCGCGCCTGATCTAGTGCTAACTCTGCATTTTGTTTAGCAGTGCCAACCAACAGCGTATTATTTGAATTCAAATCGGTTTTAAGCCGTTTGTTCTCCTCAATAATCTGCTGAGCAAACTTCAGTGCCTCTTCGCGCTCACGTAATGCGGCTTCTTTAGCCCGACGTTCATCGTGGTATCCGTGCGACAACTTCTTAATACGCTTCTGTACACTCTCATCGTATCTAGAAAGCTCATCGTCGGTAACTTCCCCAACAGGTTCAGGCAGTGCTTTACGTCCTTTATCAGGATCGGGTGTGTCGTCAACTACCTCGATTTCAAATTCGACATTGTCTTTAGCCTCTTGCTTGGCATCCTGCTCGTCGGGAAATTTAAATTCGGTTTTTTCCATACATCACCTCACGCACGTTGAATGCCACGGGGATCTTCCACCACAGCCTCAACGGAATCATCGTTAATAATCCGAAACTCTCGATCATGAATCTTCAAACGAGTTCCAGTGTTGGCACGGGTAACAATAAAGTCCCCCGGTTTACACCAAGCGCCTGTGGGAAAACGGTTTTGATCCGCATACGCCATATCACCTAGTGCGACTACAAACAGCACGTTGCTTAATAGCTCTTCATGCTTCACAGTTACATCAGCCTTGACGATCCCACTATCAAACTTATTCTCGATATTGGGTAGCGTGCAAAGGATTTTGTACCCCTTAACAATCGGTAACTGCTTGGCTCTTTGCTGAACATCCGCAATAACAGCATCTGCTGCTTCAGTCATTTTCAAATTCCTCATATCGTTGCACAAGGTCTTGTACTTCCATCTTTGCTAGGCGCAGACCTTGGATAACGCCACACAAATGCTTATATTCAGCAAAATCTTTTGCGCTGTTACTCACCAAGGAGTCTTTTATAGACTCCTCGCGCTCGATGAGTTTTTTAACCAGATGATCCAGCATCTGTTTTTCGTATGTCATCTCCCAGAGCCCTTCATACGCGTTTTAAACAGATCAGCTTGAATCTTTAGCTGGTTTTGTTGGTTCTGGTTTTGAAGTTTTATGCCTTCTTTCTGCGCATCCACAGCAATACGCTGCTGCTCAACATTTAACCGCTTCTCAGCAATCTGGGCATCAATAGCGTCTTTCTGTGCTTTACGCTGCTGTTCTGCGGCCTTAATCTGTAAATCTTGAGCTTGGAGCTGCACCAACGGATCTTGCGCAATCTGCTGGGCTTGTTGTTGCGCTGCTTCACTCTGATGAATCTGTAAGACTTGCTGTGCAGCCTGAGCCACATAACGCGCCATCGCATACTCTTCAGGTTCAGAGAGTTGTTGCTCGGGTGTGGGTAACGGCAAGCCAATACGCTGCTCAATCTCTTGGCGATACTGGAACCCTAAATGCTCGGCGACGTGCGCCATCATTGCTGCTTGCAACTGCTGACCTATGGGGTTTTGCCCAATCATCTGAGCAATCTTTGGGTCTTGTAAAAAGGACATGTGCGTCGTGATGTGCGCTTGGTGATCCTGATAGATAAATGCCTTCATAGGCGTACCTTTTAGCGCATCCATATTCTCAGACACGGGGTCTTTGGGTTTCTGATCGTCAGGTAGCGGCACTAATTTGTCGGCGTTGGGGATACCCAGCACATCGAGCATCTGCCTATGCAAACGAGGTAAGTCGTATAACTGAGGTGCTCCTTGCGCTAGCTGCAACGCAGCTTGATACTGCACAACCCGCTGAGCCATTGTCGAGGCGTTGGGGTCTGACACAGGGATTACTTCTACGATGTCATAGTCTTCAGCTTTAACCTGCGGGGTGCCATCCTGTGGCACGTAGCTATAGTCAGGTGAGGTGTACTCCCTGATAATTTCTTTTAAGAGTTTGAACTCTTCTTTCATCGCTGCATGGATGCGAGCCTGCACTGCACCCATCGTCTTTAACTGCCGCTCAAGCAGAGCCAGCGTCGTACCCACCGGAGCCTGACTCGACATATCGCTGATCTTCATATCAGCCATACCACTGAGCCGTCGCGCTTCTTCAGTGATCTGATTGAGTAGGGCTAATAAGACTTGGCTGGGTTCTTTATAAGGAAGCGGCAGGATGTTATCCCTGATCGCACCCCCCGGCACATCCACATCCCGCCATTCACCCGGAGCAATCGGTGTGTCATCACCTTTAATCCTGAGTCCACGAGACTTCAAACCACCGGGAAGATTAGAAAGCGACCCTGCATCTACCAACTGACGAATCAGCATGGTGCCTGCTGTGGCGTAGCCACCGATAATATGAATCAACCCAAAGCCATAAGCCCCAAACCCAGGGATGTACATATAGTGTACGAAGTGCTGGCGAGCTAGTTTGCGAGGATCATCTTCCCTGTAGTTTCTGCGGATTGCCAGAACTTTATTAGTGCCTTTATCAATCGTAATGACGTAGGGTAGTGGCAGTTCCTCTTCGTACCCCGGCAAGTCATACTCGATATGCACCTCACATATCTGATACCGCTCATCTTTAGTCTGCTCAATACCTTCTTTCTGCGCTTTGGCTTTCTCAATATCCGTTTGCGTTGCTAGCGGCTCACCAAGATCCACATCCCGATAAAACCCACTAACCTGCAACCGCTTAATATCATTCTTTGTCTTACGCATGATGTGCGTAAGGCGGTCGGTGCGGCGTATGTTGGTTACACCATAAGGGAGGATGACATCCTCAGCAGGTACATAAAATGAAACTTGGCGCTCTAATGACGGGTCGTAGTAGACCTTCTTAAATGACGAGCCAGCTAACGCCACACCCCATAACGCACGTTCATGCTCTGACCGATACTCAGGCATCTTGTCAGTTAGCTGATAATTCATATCAGCCTGAACCCGTTTACCTGATTCTTCAATTTCTGGGTTCCACTGCCCGATAATACTTGTCTTAACAGGACCAGCCGCAGGGAATGTCTCCATAATAGACTCGCTCTGGAAGCGAATCGCTGCTTCAGTTAGCAACGTAGAGAACACACCACACGCACCATCCCAAGGCTCAGTCACCTCGTCATAGCGTAAGCCCAGCACATCCAGACCTTTTACATAGGTATCAACCCAATCTTTACGGCTGTTGAGGTCTGACTCGACCATTTCCATGATGTCGCCTGCAATCTTTTGCAGGTCGCTCTCACTCATAAATTCAGCTAAGTTAGAGTCAAACTCCTCAGCTTTTTCCTCTTCTTCGGGCATCAAGTCAATCTCTACCCCGTCGATACCAATAGAAACACCTTCGGGGTTCACAATCTCAATCTCAATGGGCGCTTCCTCAGTCGCTAGCGCTTCGATGCCCTCGGGCATCCCGTACATTGCCTTATCAATAGCCATGATCTGTCCTAACCTAAGTAATAACCGCGTTTCTGCCCACGGAAGCCTTTAAAGTATCGAATATCATCAGGCTCGTCGCTTGGCAATGAAATAAATCCGCCCTGCCTGAACCGCAGCAGCGCCTGTGTCATCGTATCCACGTAGTCATCATGTTCCCCCACCGGAAATGCAGCGACTTCTTCAACGACTTCCCGAGCCCAGCGTGTGTCAGGCGCCCAGACTTTACCACTTGCAAACATATCTGCCACAGCATTAACACGCACGTGCTTATCGTTCCCCCTTGATGGGCTGAACTCCTGTATAGGAACACTCATGCGAAACAATTCTTGAATAAGCGGGGCACCTGCGGCTTTCTTTTCAATGAGCACAATATCTGGCTCATACTCTTTATACATTTCTATCGCACGTTTTTTTAAATCAGGAAAATTTAATCGCGCTTTAAACGCATCAATTAAAATAATATTAGGCGCCCCACCATCTTCGTCGTTATACCAAACACCCCACGTCGTACAGGCGGTATAGTCTGAAGAGTTTTTAGTTTCATGCGCCGTATCCCACGATTGAATAATAAATTCACAACGTGGTGGGTCTTCGTTAGGCCACACTTTCCACATATTACGTTGAATAACCGCAGCCGCATCGCTTGTGGGCTGCTGCATATATTGGGCCTGCCAATATCGCGGGTCCATACCCGCACGTTTTGATTTTAATTGTTCAAGAGGCCACTGCTCAGGCCATAAACTTTTTTCATTATCTTCATTTTCATTTAATATAGCGGGCAATTCAACAATATCCCACTCATCAGAATCTGGATTTTTGGCTTGATAATCAATTAAACGCCCTGTTAAATCAATTAAACTCCAGCGCGTCATAATAACTATTATTGCGCCCCCCGGCATTAAGCGTTGCAGTGGGCCTGTTTGAAACCATGACCATGCCTGATCAAATGTCAGCCGTGAATTAGCCTTTATATCCTGTTCAGAATGAGGATCGTCAATAACAAACAAATCAGCACCACGCCCAGCCAGAGCGCCGCCAACGCCAACAGCATAATATTGACCTCCAGCTCCGGTAGACCATTTTCCGGCAGCTTTTTGGTCTTCTGCGAGGGCTGTTTTTGGAAAAACTTCCTGATATTCATCAGCGTCCACCAAATTTTTAACACGTCTACCGAAATCTTCCGATAAAGACGCAGTATGCGTCCCCATAATAATCTTTTTATCAGGAAACTGCCCTAAAAACCAAGCGGGAAATAAATAAGAACTAAATTCTGACTTGCCCATACGTGGAGCAATATTAATAATGACTCGTTTTTTACGTCCTGCAACTACATCTTCAAATATTTTTGCCAGTTTTCTATGGTGTGCGCCTTCTTTAAACCCTGGATATACGTGATGCGCAAACGCTAATAATGAGGTTTTAGATTGTTTAAGTGATTTTCTACGTTCATGCTCATCTAATAATGCTAATACCTCTAATTTTTCTTCAGATGGCATTAATGGAAGCGCTTTTCTTAACGCTTCAACTTCATAATCACTCAGATTCATTTATTTTCTCTTGCGCTTCAACTTCAATAGCGCCCATATATTTACCAAGTTTTGCTTTAATTTTGGCTTCAATCTCCTCATCTGACAGTTCAGCTTTCTTAACCTCTACGCGTTCTGTAAATAGCGCCACTTCTGTAACGCGCCCTAGCATCTCTAAAGCTTTTAATCGATAGCGCGGGTCAGGGTGCTCTGTATCTTCCAGTATTTTTGCAACCGCGTACCCTCTCATCTGCCGCGCCTGTTCAACAAACGCCCAGTCATACGCCGTCAACATCCCAACAAGGCGTCGCACCGCTTGTGGTGTGGTGTTTGCCATTAGGGTTTGCTTAACTTTCTCAGTTGGGGCGCCAGCAGCCATCGCCGTAAACGCTAATTGCGCATTTTTCTTGTTCGCTTGGTCTTCAACTTCTTCGTCTGACGCTGCGCCAATCGACTCTAGAAAGTCTGCGGTCTTTATTTGCGCGTCCAACACCTGCTGTGGCGTAGCGGAATCTACCCTTGTGTACTCGGGCGGTTCGTCAAAAATCGTAGGCGTAATTAAGTGTTCAAACATACTGAGGGAAAGGGGGCACCTCGGTTTAAGTTAGCGTAGGGTAATGTTTTATTGACGTTTGCGCAATGGGTGAGTATATTAACGGTGTAGCTTGTCCATAGCTACTCTCCTTGTTGTATGGGTTATGACGACCTTCCCTTATCCCGGCGCGATGCCGGGATTTTTTTATGTACGTGTGTCAAATATTTGACATTATGTGGGGGAATTTTTGTAGATTTTTTGTGGGGGTTGAGGGTTTTATAATTTTTTGTGGTGTTGGAGACAAATAGTGTCCATAACCACGCCGCCACATTGCTCACATCTGGGGGGATACGGGTACAGTGGGGTTGCAAAACGGCAAAAATG